ATCCAGGTAGTATTGGCGCCGATCTTATCTAACTGTTTAGTGATATTAATAATGTCTTTTTCGTTACCTGTCGTTCGCATTTCTAAGGTTTTAATTTCCAAACGAATGTCTTTGATATCTTGTTTTATTTCTTGAACATCACTTTTTATATCTTGTAACCCTTCCACTTTGACCACCTCATTTCAAAATAAAAAGAGCAGCGAAATCGCTCCTCTTTGTTATAAAAGCCGTATTTTATACAAAATAAAAAAGCGACATATTTGACTGTCCCTCTTTGGCTTATTCTTTTTCGATTGGCGCGACTTTTTGTGATGCTAGTTGTTCTTCAAGTAATTTGAGTAATGCTTCCGTTTCCGCTCTTTTTTGTTCTAATTCTTCTTTTGTAGGTGCGAAATATATTTTCTTTACTTTCTCTTCTAGTTCTAAATCAATTGCCTGTAACTCTGCAACTCTTCCATTCCAGACAACCTTATAGTTTTGTACCGTGTCAGTTACATAGCGATCAACTCGAAAGAAATGTATATAATCACTACTCGGTATAATATGTTGCCCACATTCTAACCGTGTTATATTCCCTGCTTCGTCTGAATCACAGTAAATACATGTTTTATATCGTTCATACAAATCGTATTGTTCTTTAATTTCCATTCCCATCACCTTTCTTGCCATGCACTTAATAACCTTGCATAGGCGGTATGATTGGCACTATTGGATGCTAATTTCAAATAGATATACTTCATATTTCCTGTTGGTACTCCAATATCAACCATTGCATTTACATAATAATCATCAGCAATCGTTTTGCTATGCATGGTGTACCATAAATCCTTTCCGTCTACATCGGTTATTTTTACTTGTGCCGATGAACCCGGATCAATTGCAAGACTCAACGCAAAAACTAAATATCTACCTGTATGTTTTAAAGTGAAGTAATTACAATTCGACCATGTTGTATTACGTGTTGCATACCAATAGGCGCTATAATTCACACCTGGTGACATAAACGGCGGTTCATGAGAACTAACATTCATATCAAAGTTGGCTATCCCATTTATGATTAAATTGTAACCATCTTCTCGTTCTATGTGTACAGCACCCTTTTTCGCATAAATACCGCGATAGTCCATTCTTGCAAAAGAATCTGATTTTCCTGTATTTGCTGTGATCCCATTTGAATCTAAGGTGATTGTTGTTGGAAGTGGGCTTGTGAGACGTAAATCGGTTTGGATCTTTTCAATCTTCTCTCGTACTTCATCCGGATTTTCTGTCCAGCCCGTTACTATACTACCCTCTTGAAATGCCATCTCAATTACATTTAATGTACCGGATGCCATCCCATTAAAAATATAAGGAGAAAAATATAAATCCTTATCTTTAGGTGTTAAAAAAGTGACGTATAACCTTTTCCACTGTTTTGATAAAAATGATTGATCATACTTAATAATTTCAACCATTTGTCCAGCTGTATCTTTTGCTGTATGCGCCCAAAAATGAAGTGGAGTTATCGTTGTTCCATTTCCTGCTGCTGAACCGTATGCCATTGTAGAATAGGTATAATAGGTATTTCTTTTTAAAGGTATATTCGGTTCAAGGTACTTAACCCCTTGTGGCATAGGAACCCTTAATGTTCTCTTTCCGTTATATAAGAGTGAACTATCTGGAACACCGCCACCTTGTCCATTGTCTCCCCACAGTCGATTTGCAATAAAGTCCGCTGTATTTTTTAACATGTTACTACCACCAGCGGTTTGCTCATCCACATTATTTTTCGCTTTTGCTTGGATAGCTTCACTTAGTACGTCTATAGCTTGATAGTATTTAAGCCATGTATCACGCCACACGGTAGGATTGATTGGGATAACCTTGTCTTTGTTACCAATGGATGTATCCCATGCATCAATTGGTGTAAGACCTTCTAGATACGTTTTTAAATTTGTGTATTGAGTTGATACGGCTATATAATTCGTATCTGAAGTTGGTATTCCAATATTGGTTGCCTGTTTGCGGACTGAATAAAACTCACCTTTCCCTCCACTATCTAAAGCCGTAGAGACTGGCAAGGTGTTTGCTGTATCGGGTAAAACGGATCCGATTATATTTGCTAGTTTATCTTTCACATAACTTCTTTCTGTAATATCAATTTTCGAATCGTCAGCAAGATTTGAAAGAGTAGTAGTTGCATTTTCAATTTTGTCATTTGCATCCTTATCCAATGATGCTAAGTCAAGGGATTGAACTACCCAATTCTTCCCATCCCACATTTTCATAACGTTGGGTTTAACAGACGAATCTATCCATAGTGTTCCTGTAGTTGGATTACTAGGAGCTGAACCACTAGTTAATGCATCGTTTAAATCAATTAACGTTAAAAACCCTGTTGCCTTTGGCACACCATCACCTACTCAATCTCACAAATTACAGTGCCTTTATCCGTGACTTCTGAAGCTTGCACCGTAAGTGTTTTTCCTGTTTTGTAATTTGTTGTTCCGCCCCAATTTGCAACCATCGTTCCACCTGCATTATATAAGTACCATTTGTATTGATATTTCGTTCCAGCTGCATCTACTTCTGCTCCCGCTTGGTACACTTTCGCAATAACTTGTACCGTACCTTGTCCGTTTTTAAAGACATTTCCTGTTAGCGCTATTGGTGTAACTTGCAATGGGTCTGTTTGGTCTGCAAACGTAACAACATCTACATACGTTTTAGAACTATAAGTAGCAATACATTTAAAGGACGCCATCCCAGCTACAGCTCCGGCTGGAATTGTTAATTTATCAGTAGTATGTCCGCTTGTTCCTCCGCCTGTTGCTGTGGAAGTAAGTTTTAACCATCCGACACCTCCGCCTTGATCTGTAGAAACGGAAGCATCTTGTTTATACCATTGATACGTTACGCCTGTTGTTTGCTGCGTGGAACCATTAAAGACATCACATTCAGCGATAAGACTACCTGCACTATTTCTAAAAATGTTCCCATTCGGTGCCCATACATATGCAGCAATAGCGTTTTGACCATTTGCACCATTGCTACCGTTTGTTCCATTCGTCACCTTGACTAATTCAATATCCAATTTAGATGTGATATCCAATCCTGTCGATGGATCAGTCCATACCACTTCACAGAGATATACTTGCTGATTTTTAGATGCTAAAATATTCGCCTTAATTGTGAGCGGTTTTCCAACTCCAGTACCGATTGAATAATTTGTATCATTTGCAATTGGAGTGTTATTACCTTGCTCATACCATGTAATGCTCTTTGCTTGTCCGATAATATCTGTTGCTGTACCCGATACAAATAAAGAAGGCGTTAATATCATATTATTTGTTGCCCAGTTAGGCGTATAAGTATTTCCATTCGGGTTAAAAATTTGTACTTTCGCCTGATTTGATCCAATGTACCCCGTTAAACTTTTTGCATCGTTCAAATCTATTAAAGTAATTTGGCCACTTGCTATAACTGCCATTCTTCATCTTCCTTCCAACTATAATTTATTTATTTCACATGCAAATGTAGCTCGTATATTTACATCTAAATTTGTAATAGTGACTTTCTTACCAGCATTTTCATGCGCCTTATTCCATGTGTTATCACCAAGCGAATCAGCGGATTTTCTTGTCCATTTATACATAAAATCAGTTGTATTCGTAACGTCTGTTGCTCCGTGATACACACGTGCTTCAAGTTCTGTACTAATTTGACCGTTCTTAAATGTAGTTCCGTTCGTACTTCGAATCTCAACCTTATATACAATATGATTTGTTACTTCATCTACATTTTTTTGAGCCGTATCAGCAATCTCTTTTGTCCGAAACAAGATTAACTCATTCATCTTATTCCTAGATTCAAAGTAATTCGTTAAACAACTTTTATATCTGTCGCCATTGATAACTGAATCTTTTATCATATTACTCGGTGATAAAATGGCTACCTGATTATTCTCATCATGTTCAACGGTTAAAAAGTTTTTCAGTTCTTCATATCTTTGTGTATACATATCTCTTTCGAAAATCTTTTCTTCCGGTTTCCAATACCCTGCCGCAATCTGCATGGTGGAACTATACTCGTTTTGAATCTTTACCCACTCTGCACTTAAAAATTGCTTTTCAATAACTGTAATTACGTTATCTTCTGATAAGTTATCAATCAAAGTATCTAGTCTATTAGAAACTTTAAAAGGATCATACCCTTCTTCAAAAAATGTACCTGGTCCAACTTTAATGTTATTTGCATCAAGTTGACCAACAAAACCTGCCGAAGCAACAAGCCCTTCATAAGTAAGAGCTTCTTTAAATGTTTTCCCACCATCTCGACTAATACCTATTCCAGCACTATTGAATGCAACAAGGTTATTTGGATTTTTAGGATCAACGCCAAGTATGCCATTCTCGAATGTTAATTCTGTTTGAGCATTCTTTATCGCTTCACTTGCACGTTTAACTCCTTCATCTAAGGCATTGTATTTAATCTTCCCATCTTCATTTACAACGCCACTCATTGCCTTCTGTACGGTTTGAAAAAGTGTCCCACCAAAAGATTTTTTATAGTTAGCTAGTGTAACCCTACATGCAATCGGCTCTAACTTTGCATTAAACACTTCCTCAATCTCCATAATTCTGGTTTCAATATCAATATCCATTGGCTCATAAATTAAAAGAACCCGATCCCCTTCATTCGGCACATTGTAAGGGTATCCGGCTTTTCTCAAATCTATAAAGTCAATTGTCATACTAACAACTGGCGTGTCCTGTAGGTTTTCTTTTAATGCCTTGTCTAATCCATCTATGGTTGTAAAACGTTCGTCATCTATGGAATCCGCTTCAATTAGCCCAAATTTATGTACATTCGGACTGGTGTATTCTCTCTCTAACCCGTCTTTACCATATCCACGAATATAAGTCGCAAGGGGCTTTGTATCAATTTCTCTTTCAAATGTTTTGATATTGAAATTGTACCTAAACTGAAAATCAGTATCTTCCCCTATTTTTTCTTTAAAGCTGGCGAGATTTCCACGAATCGATATTTCTGCCTTATAGCGCTCTAATTTCTTTTTTAGTAACGCCAGTCGATTTTCTTTTCCAAACTCTTGAAAATCTTGTGCGTAAAACTGATCAATAATTACTGTTTGATACCCTGTCCCTTCAAAGACAAAATCAACCGCATCACGAAAAGTCATGCTACCGCTATGAACTTTGTATTGTTGCTTATTCAGCATATTCACGTAAAATTCATGAATACATTCAACTCTTTTATAAAACTTACTTTCAATTGTTCTTTCTGCTAAATGCTTTACAATATAAACTTCACCATCAAATTCAATTTTGCTTTCTTCTTGTACCAATGGAAAAGAATGTGTATTTTCTTCTGTAGGATATAGTATAAAACTGATTCCTTTTTCCCCATTCACCCTACGAACTCTAGTGATAGTTGGAAACCCTGTTAGTATCTCTGTATTTCCTGCTATATCAGTTACTGTAACTAATTCCAACATCACACCTCCTTTCTATAAGTATTGGAAACGAAAATCAAATGAAATAGAAAAAGCGCCTTTAGCGCCTGTAATTTCAAATTCATTTATTCCTTCCCTTAAAGATATTACTTTTTTATTTGTGTCTCGAACAATGGACAAGCTGTTTTTCGTACTTCTCACTTGATCTATCAAAATTGTATCTTTATCTGTTGTTGTGCCAGTATAAATCCATTCTTCTTTCGTTGTTTTGTTTCTAATCTTAAGATTCTCAGAAGCCCCTTTAAAGGTAATTCGTAAAGGCATCTGTCTTGGATCAATTTCTACATCACCTTTATTATCAATAGCGAATGTAGCTGTTGTTCTTGTATACTCTGTTTGCATCTTTTCTAACGTCGATTGTAAGGATTCAGCAAAAGCATTCGCTGATTTATACTGAATTTCTATAAGACTGTAGTTTCCGTTTGCTTGTGGTTCTACTTCATACTTATTTGCCACTCGTACTTTCCAACGCTTCTCAGGCTCTCTATTTGTAACAATATAAAATGGAGATTGCGAAGCGAAAAGACGGAACAAAAAATTTCGAACTTTATAAAAATCATCTATCCCATGTGGTTCTGCGAGAAATAAAGATTTAATATCGTCCCTTGAATTAAAACTTCCACCTAAATCAATTTCTCCATGTCTCCCATCTAACTTTTCGTATCCAGTGTTATAGAAAGGGGAATTAGGAAGAAAGTTTAAAACAGTAAGTTTGTCATTGGATGAAATAACAAACTTAGAACCATCTTCCTGAATAATTGTAAGAGTTTGATTTGTCATCGTCTCACCCCTGCATTGAATAAATCTGTCTCAAATTTCTGCCCTTGCAATAACTCCAATGGAGATATTAATAATTCTGCAAGAACCATTCTATCTATTACAATCTGTAATGGCCTTTGTTGTGCAAGGTCTTTGTTACTATATGGCATATATTGTCCCTTATCTGGATTATCATTGTTTGGTCGATACTGTATAACATTAGGATTATCAGATAACACCTCTCTCCATCTAGAAAGATTACCAACATCATGAATTGAAAGCCCTTCAAAACGTTCCATTTGACGTCCAATTTCTCTAACCATATCGCGCATACTCTCAGGAATATGAGTAATCCAATCGTTTTGCCAATCTCCATCCACAAAGATTGCATTAAAATATTTGGTTAGCGGATCGTCCCCTTTAAAACTAAATATTTCTTCTGGTTTAATAGAACGAATACCATCAATTGCCTCTGTAACAGAACCCTGCAAGGCATCTCGTACTACAGAATATTGACTCTTAATCCCGGTTGCGAGTCCTTGCGCCATTTGAACACCTGCAAATGCTAAATCATTGGATTTTAGCGCATTTACAAGAGACTTATAAGCATTCGTACCAAGAGTGCGGCTTTCATTCTCTGCCATATAAGATGTTTTTTGAATACCCAGCGCAAAACCTTCACTAAAAGGTTTACCGCCCTGATCACGTGTTAATCTTGATGGAGAGTTCACATTAAGTGTAGCCTTTAAAGCATCGAATGCACCTCTTGCTAAACTAGATGCTACACTTTGTACATTCCATCTACCATTAGAAATACCTGAAGCAAATCCACTAGAAAATGCTTCACCGGGACTAATCGAACTAACACTTTTCAGACCAGAATTACCACTTTCCGCTACATTAGAACCACTCGATCTCACTTGCCCCTTTGTATCTTCCATACCTTGAGCAAACTGACTACCACCTTTTTGACCGTGTGGTGTACCATTAACGTTATTAAAGCCAGCATGAGCTGAAGTTACAGCTTCAAGAGCGCTCCCTCGGATATGACCATTTTGATTAACGATACCACTAGCAAAACCTTGGCCACCTTGATTACCTGCTGGATTTCCATTAATCGTGTTAAAAGCGCCATGAGCACTAGCAACTACTTGCAAAGCACTTCCTCTAATATAGCCATCTTGATTTATTATCCCTTGTCCTAATTCACTACCGCTCTTATTCCCTCCACCGCCATCTGTTGTACTTCCCATAATTCCTTCCACAGCTTGTTTTTTCCCTGTTGCTGCATTTTCAGGAGCTGTATTACCAGCAATTCCATTTGCCGTTGTTTGTGAGATATTTGAACCTTGTTGAGTTGTATCAATATTTGTTTTTTGTACAACCATTTGTCTAATGACTTCAAGCGCTGTATCTATGTTAATTTGTCCGTTTTGCAACCCTTGTGCAAGAGAACTAGCTGTAAACTGTCCATTAGGACCTAAATCATATTTTGTTTGATCGTCCAGTGTTATTCCTAACTTGTTAAATACATCTTGTACACCGATGAACCCCATTTCCATGCCTGTTTTTAAAGTAGACATGATTTTGGTTCCATCTTGAGATAAATCAGTAGCTGTTAATTTAGATAAATGTTGTTGAAAAAAAATAAACACAGCGTCAATACCAACTGTGCCTTCTTTCAAACCGTTTACAAATTGTGTAGATGTCATTTTACCGATTGGACCCAAATCAATTTCTAAATTCTTTTTAAGATCCAGGTTTAATTTTGTTGCGATATCTGTAACATTCATTTGCTTTAATCCATCAGCAAACGTAGTCATCACTTTAATACCCTCTGCGGTTAATGGTTTACTCCCCATCTCTACACGCATTGTATTTATAAGAGCAACCGCTACATCTTGAACCTTATATTTACCTGTTTTTATACCATCAACAAACTCTTCGACCTTTACTACGCCTTTTTCACCTAAGTTAACAGCCTTTGTACCATCTTCTAATGCATAAGCGATATCACTGCCAATTTGCACAGCCTTTTCACGAGTTGATTGAAAAAGGCTATCATAAACAGTATTCGAATTGGCAATTAGTGCTTCACCATATCTTTTTACCTCATCAGCACTTTTCTTACGTAAATCAGATTCTTTTGCGGCTCTATCTTGAAGCCTTTTAAATAAATTTTCATTCGTACTCTCGATTATCTCTGAATTCTTTACGTATTCGCCAAATCCTCGACCTTGAATTTTAATTTTTTCAGTTTCGGCTTTCGTAATACCCGTTGTTAAATCCATTTCAATACCCTTGGACTTTAACACTTCCTGCGCTTGTAGAAGTTGTTGTTTATATCCTTCTGTTATTAAAATAGACTGATCAGAGTATTTTTTATTAATTTGTGCAATCGCAATCTCTTGCCCTTTAGTATCCGCTATTTTACTTTTTGCAAATTCTATTTCTTTCTGTCTTGCCTTATCTAACTCATTCGTCAATTTTTTGTATTCAGAACCTAAATCTTTTACTTTACCTTGAATTGTTTCAACAGAAGTATTGCTGTTGAAGTTATCCATTGCTTTACCTATTTTTTGAATCTCATCTACGCTTTTTGAAGCTGCTTTTCCTACTTCACTATCGATAGCTTTTAAAGCTGTCAGAAAAACCGACTTATCAGCTGCAGTCATCTTATATATCTGTCCATTATATTGTGTGAGTAAGCTCTGAATTTTCTCATTCGCTTTGATAACTGCTTCTTCTTGCGCTTTGAATACTTCCATTTGATCATTAAGAATTTTGTCTTTCGCTCTTAATACCGCTGAATCTGTTTCACCAGAAAACCAGCTATCTAAATGCGCCTGAAGTTTCCCTCTATCTTTATTAATCGCTTGGATGGCTTCATCTGCTAACTTGCCGAACTCATTATGAGCACGTTGTACGGCTTCCCTTGCTTTATCACCAGTAAGTACCGGAATTTCGTCTAACGTCTTAAAAGCTTGTTCTTTTAAATTTACGTATCCTTCAAGTGCTTTTTTTGTACCTTCGCTTACGCCCTCGCCGTATTTTCTGCTATCTTCTTCTGCTTGTTTTGCTTTTTTACCCGCTTCAGCAAAAGCAAATCCTAATGCTCCTAATCCAATTACAACGCCACCAATTGTTGCAACAATCGGGTTCGCTATAATTGCACCTACAGCAAAAGAAAGCATTCCAAGGGCACTTACTACCCCTAACACTGCTGGAGCTAATAATAATGATGTACCATATACTTTTTTTGTACTATCATCTAATCCGTTAAACCAATCTGCTACCCCTTTAATTGATTCTTTTAGTTCCGGTATAGCTTGTTTAGCAATATCTAGAATCACCTTACCAAGTGGTTCTAGTGCAATTTGTAATTCTCTAGTTACAGATTTCCATTGTTTTGCGCTCGTATCATAACCGTCAACCATTTTATTCATTGCACCACTATAGTTTCCTAAACCCGTTTCCATATTGTTTAGAGATAACATAGTAGTGGCTTCGAGATCTTCCCATTTCACGCCAAAAAGTGCCACGCCTAACTGATTTACTTTAATTTGATCATCAGTTGTTCGTAACTCATTTAAAACGGCATTGAAGACATCTTTTGAAGTAGCTTTCCCTTCTAACATTGCTTGCCAAACTTTTTGTGTTTCCTTACTCATTTGGCCCATCGCTTCTGTTGTGGACTTACTACCATCTTTAACACGGATACCAAACTCTTTCATTACATCATTTACATAGTCGAGATTATAAGCGCCATTTTTACTACCGTTAATCAGAATCGTAAACATTTCATCAGCACTAAAGCCCATTTCGTGGAATAAAGGACCATATTCACTCAAATTATCAAATAACTCATTGGAATAATTTAATCCTTTAGCCGATCCTTGTGCCAATAAATCGAATGCCTGTTGACCAGATAAACCGAAACGCCCCATTAATTGAGCTGCACCACGGGTAACCTCGTTTACATCAGACTCCATCGTTTCGGCTAAGATTTCACTGTCACGAGTTACTTGTTTTAAGGTTTCATCATCATTAATATCTTTGATATTACGCTTTACTTTAACTAAAGAATCGCTGACACTAGCTAAATCCTCACCATATCCTTCACGCCATACTTCTTTCGCTACAGCACTAACTTTTAAGCTTTCTTCTCTCGTTAACCCTAAACCAGCTTGCACTTTTTTATTTGCTTCTTCAAATTGACCTGCATTTACTACTAATGCACCAATACCTGCCGCAACACCAACTGCGGCCGCTCCAAATCCTTGACTAACTCTTGAGCCAGTATCTTGCATTGTGTTTCCAACTTCGTTCATGCGTTCTCGCAATCTTCCAGAAACATTACCTAACTGTTCCATTCTTTCTTGTGTATCGCCTAATTCATTCCTATAACGATGTAATGCTGCTGAAGCGTTGTTAAAGGCTGTGTCATTCCGAGAAACTTGTGCTGTTAATCGTTGTAAAGATTGTGTACCCTGTTTATATTCTTGCTGTAATTGATTATATTGAGCTTGTAAATCTTTTGTTTCTTGCGCATTTTTGCCATATGCTTGTGTACTTTGCTGTATTTCTTGTTCCAATTGTTGCATTGATGTAGCTAATTGCTCACACTTTTGGCGCATTTCTTGTTGTTTTTGCTGTGAAGTCCTTAAAGCTTGCTCATAATGCTTCATTTTTTGCGTTTGCGCTTCAATCTTTTGATTTAAATGATTTGTCTTATTCTCCAGCTGATCCATCTCAGAGCCAACGCCACGTAACTGTTCTGAAGTATTTCTAAACTCTGCATCGATTCGTTTCAGACTTCGATTAATACCTGCAATCCCGTTTTCAAACTGATCAGTATCCAACCGGACACGACCACCAATTGTATTATTACCTAGTGCCATTCAATTCTCACCTACCTTTACAACCAAGCCGGCGCTTGATTTGCTGTTGTCACTCGATTAGCTTTTTGTCTTCTTGCTAAACAGGTAAAGTAAAACGCAATATCCATCTCATTGATTTGGTTTTGGGTCATTCCTGCATCCATTAATAAGTTATAAATATTGATTACGATGTCTTGATGCTTGACTGTGTTTCCTTCGGCTTCATTTCTAGTTGTTCCATCAACTTTTTTTTCGCATCTTCTACCGTTTCCATTACCTGTATTGCCTCATTTAAGCGGCCCATGATTGTTAAACAAATAGAATGAATTGTAAGACTTAGAAACCATACATGCGTACCATCAACGAACTCCTGTGCCGTAAATTGGTTGCCATACACACGCGCTACGAAATTAGATGCTCTTTCTATCGTTTCTTTCGGAACAAGCTCTGTGTGTAACTCGTCTGCTAGTGTAGATGCTTCAAAAGTGGCCGAACCCGGAATAAACTGTGGTAAATAAAAATCTTTTTGACCTTCTGCATTCTGTAAAATAATTTTCATTCATTTTTCCTCCTAAATTAAAATAGGGATGACATTTGCCATCCCATTATTCTTATTCTATTAAGGCGTTACTACAGGTGGAGTTGGTACTGCTTTAAACCAATTCGCTGCAACTGCTGCATCAAATCCAATTTCTTCTTCATCTAATCGATGTCTCCAGTTTCCATCCGCACGTTGAATTGCCTTACCTTTAATTTTTGCGCTTTGGAATGTTGGCTTGTCTTCTGCTGTTTTATGTTCATCACTTGGAAGTTCAAACTTCATTTTGTAATAACACACATATAAATTTTTTCCGTTGTCGTATGGTAAACGATACAATAAAGCTACATAAGGAGGAACATCACTTGTATTATCAACAACCTGACCTTTTACAACCTTTTTACCTAATAATTCCGCGTAAACCGTTAAAGACAACTTATCAACTTCTAACTCGATTTCAGTACCACCGAATGCACTAGCTGTTGCTGCCGGTCCGCCTTCTGCATAAAAAGTTGCTCCTTCTGCCTTAGGTGAAGCTTTACCACTAACTGTTTTCCCGATTCTTTTCGGTGTAGTGTAAGTATATTTACCATCTGGCGTTTCAGTTAAAACTGCATAATGTAAATCCCTAAAATCAATAATCATTTTTTATCCTCCCTAATTTATGACTTCCGTTACAAAACGAAAACCATACCGATAAATTTTTGTATCCATTTCATAATCTGGATAGGTGCTTAAACGCTGAAAAGACAGCTTTTTCATAGCTGCCTGAACTGCGGTTTTTAGTTGTGTTTTGATTGGTGACATTGACCATATATCAACTTGATACATAACGTTTGAGGTTGTTTCCTCATTCTCCGCATACATACCTGGAGATGTATTTAATTCAGAGAATGTAATCCATATAGGTGTATTGTCGTTACCTTTTACAAACTGATATATGAACTCTCCACCTAACTCAGATTTAATAACTGCATCTGTACGTAATACATCGAACACATCTTTATTGAAGTTCTTCATCGTCCTGTGACCCTACGCATAAATTCTCGTTCCATTGCTTGCAACACCTCTTTTTCACTCTGAACCAATGTTTTCTCTACAAAGCCTTTATGTGGAGGATTAGGATTTCTACTAGTCCCCCAGTTTTGAAACTTCATATAGAAGTGAGGAGATTGATCTGCTTTATCCCATCCTATTTCAATAAAATAAGAGCCGCCTTTTTTTACGACTCTTCCCTCTTCAATAGCATTTTTAGCATGTTTACCATCCCACCATGGTTGCTTCGGTGTTGGTGTATTTGGTTCAGGTCCTACAGGAGAATTAAACTCTAGCTTTTGCTTAAATACTCCCGCACCCGCTTTTAATGCTTCTTTTGTGATTTTAGGTACATCTTGACCTAAATTCTCTAATTCGCGAATCCATTCTTCTATACCAAAGACCTCTAACTCTGCCAATTGGATCGCTCCTCACAGATTAAACACATATCTTTGTGTTTTTCATCAATATCAATCACTGATTTAATTTCAAACAGTTTCCCTCGATATTGCACACGCATATCAGAATGAACGCCTTTCCGATATGGAATCGTAAAGTTTATTAATTTAATAACAAACTCCGCATTTCCCTTAAAGATTTCAGAATTAAACCCTGAACCTACAGGAGTTTCAGCCTTTGCCCACGCTTTAGAGAAAACTTCCCAACCTGCTGGGAGCGCGTTTCCTTCCTCATCTTTTCTTTCGGTTTTATGTTCAATCACAATTCTTTTATCTCTTTTTCCCGGATTCATGCTGTTTCCTCACTTAATTGAAGTTGTAATACCATACTTTTAATGGTATAGCGCACCTTTTCATCCACTTGACCGGAAAAATCGCGATTATCATACCAATTCGTGACTAAAACCAAAGCGATTTTTTGTGCCTGCTTCCGGTTTTCTTCAGTAGCATTGTAATGCTTGCCAACTGCTTTTTTTACATAAATCTCAGCATTGTCGATTAAAAGGTTCAAAATATCATCTTCTTCTGTATCTTCTACTTCTAATCTCAGCCATTTTTTAGCTAATGTTAAATCTAATAGCATGTAACCCCTCCTCATAAGAGGGGAAAAGCCCCTCTACTTATTAAGCAAACGTAATTTCGCCAACAACAATTGCTTTTTTATCAACAGCTTTCACATCTAAGCGCTCACGCACCTTCATACCAACTAAATCTTTACCCCATAAATCCAGTGCTTGCTCTGAAAACTCGATAAATAAAGCCTCTCTATCAAAGATAGTGATAGCTTCTTTTAAATCGCCGAAATATAATGGTGTTGTCTTTTTCACCGCGTCTGTTTTCAATGTTTTATTGCTTACAACAATGATTGGATATTTCCCAAATAGTAATTTTTGTGTTGGCATAGTTGGATTTGGCTGAAGAATGTATTTCCCATCACTATCCTTTAATTTGTCAAGAAAATTAAAAGCATCTTGGTTCATTAACGCACTAGACGTTGTCGCAATGGTTGGATCTAATTTCACATTATAAATATCTTTTAAATCGTCAACTGTTTTCACTGCTACTTTTGTAGCGCCAAAATTATCGGTTAAAGCTTTTAAAATTAAAGCATTACGAGTAGCCTTAGATTTTTTAAATGTCCATTTTTTAATGTAGGCTTGAATATTTTCTGCTGTATCTGCAAGTAATTCTTTAGAAAACTTCAAGATACCGCCTTTTTTCTTAACGTTATATTGAACATCTTCAAACTTCGGTGCTTCCATCAATGGAAAATCTGCTGCTTCATCCACATTATCAAACGGGATATAGTCTGCTTCTACTTCAATAACTCTTGATCCCGTTAATGTAGAAACCGACTCCACATTCACGTAATTTTCAAGTGCATCTGGACCACTGCGACGCAATTCTTTAATTGCTGTACGAATATCTTTAGGTACAGTCAAACCGCCATCAGCTGGAACACCTTCTGTCATAGTAGTGGCGTTCAATACTTCTTTTTCATCATCAGACAATTTGTGTTTTCCTACAGCCGCTTTCATTGCGTTAACAAATGCATCATTAGGCTTTACTGTATTTGCTTGCGGTTGAGGAATTGGATCATTAGGAATATTATTTACTTCCTCTTCGTACAAAGCTGAAGCAATATCGAATTCCTTCTGTAAATCCTTGATTTCACTTGTAAGTTGTTCTGCTTCCTCCAACTTTTTTTGAGCTAAAAGTTCTCGGGCCGCTGCTTTCTTATTCTGAATCTTAGCTAACAGTTCTCTTAATTCTTTTGGCATTTTGCTTCCTCCTTAAAATTGAGCAATAAAAAAAGAGTTAGATTAAATCTAGCTCCCTCATCAATTTATTGATTTTTTCTAGTTCATTATTTTGTGGTTGATTTCTCTTTGGTTCTTTAAAAGCTTTCGGCGTATTCTTGTACTCATTAAACAGGTTGCTTGTACAAGCAACTGCTGTGTTTTCTGCTGCTACTTCAATATTAAAATACTCACTAGCTTTCAAACCATTTAACCACGTCTCATTTTGTACCATGTCTCGTATTACTTCTATATCTACGCCTTCTTTTAGATTATCCTTATAAACATTGATAATCCCCTCTTCAATTGCATCTAGATCATCAGCCATTTTCCTAAAATCATTCGCATTTCCATACGTACTATTCCATGGTTTATGGATCATAAGGTATGCATTAGAAGGAACAACCAATTTATCACCTGCAAACGCAATAACTGAAGCAATTGAGCCTCCAAGTCCATCAATATGCACCGTTTTGTAACCCTCATGACGTTTAATCATATTGTAGATTGCCATTCCTGCAAAAACCGACCCGCCACCACTATTAATATAGATATTTAAGTCTTTCCCTTTCACACTATCGAGGATATTTCTTACATTCTCAGGATATTGATCTTCATCCTCCCAAGCACCCCACCAAGAAGAAACAATATCACCATAAAAATAAAGGGATGATGTATCTTCCGTTTGATTTTTAATCTGTAGCCAATCCATTTTCCTCACCTCCTTTCCCAACTGAATTTAGTGGTACATAGTTTCCATTACACATTAACTCATCGCCACCTTTCTTACGTGGCAAATCTACAAATTCTCGTGCTTCGTTCGGCGTATAAATGGCATTGTTCACACCTTTTGATAACCCTTCCATCTGTATCGCAAAATCAGCACGCAAAATACCATTTACATTGAATTTAAAGCAATAACCGCTTTTAAATTCATCGCTAAGAAGGAGTTTATAACTTATTTCTTCTTCATAATGTTTCAAAATATATAAAAGGGTATCTACGTAAAATGAACGCTGTTGCGTTTCAACATTTGCATAGTTACCCTTATCATAGTTATTCACTTGTGCTGGCTTAATTCCAAATGCACCGGCAACCTGAAGCGCCGTATACTTATTAATTTCTAAAAATTGAGCATCAGCCATATTCACATTTAATGGAGTGAGCTGAAACCCTAAAGGTAGAGGAACAATTCTTCCTGCATTTTTCAACCCACTGCTGAACTCTTCAATCTTTGCTGCCATTTTCTTTGCTTTTTCTTGGTCTAAATCACCGGTATAGTGCACTACTGCTTTCCCCATTAAACCGTTGGAAAAGTAGTTACTAAGATATAAAGCCCCACTTTGTATGTTTTCAATTGATACTTTCAATATATCCTTTACAGCTAAACCAGTAATCCCATCTAACGATAATGATGTTTTAAAATGCATGATCTGATCAAAACGAAATCTATATTGTTTACCAGATTTATTATCTCCCCAGATATACCAAATTGCGTTTACTTTTTGGAATATTCCAGCATTATCAATCCATATTTGCACTTGTTCACTCGGAAGAATCCACAGGTCTTTTACTTGAGCTTTATCAGTATTGATATAGACATATGCATTACCATGATGATTTTTATTCGCTTCAACTGTGGACCAGAATGTACTAGATGTCATATATGGATTAGGCCGCATTTTTAAAAGTGCATACAAATTATGCTCTGTCGCCTTTTCAAGCCCTTCATTTGTATCCTTATACAATTTTAAAGGTAATTTACCTACACTTTCAGATAACAGCCTTAAACAAGTGAAATAAGTAATTTCACTTAATTTGTTCTTATCTACACTTCCTATATCAATCCCTAACATCTTTAAGAACTCTTCCGAATCCAAAGCCACGGAGTTCTGAATTTTCTTTGGTTTAATCTTGTTGAGCCACTTCCACATATATTCACCTCCTTTACCAACCTAATTTATCAAGATTCTCATCCGTAACATATTGGCTCAAGTTTAATCCGGCTTCACCTTTCATTGCCATCTTATATGCATCAATAATGGCGTCAATCGGATCAATTCTTTTCTCTTTTAAATGCTTATCAATCTTAATTTCACCAAAACTATTTGAAACTGTTTTAGCGTTTGCTACACTCCACGTTAACAATTGATTTTTACGATTATACTGGATATTTTCCGCCTCAACTTCTAGTCTAAAATCAGTTGTAGCATCATTTAAATTCTTTGCTGATTGAACAATCATGATGCTGTTATAACCTAGTTCTTCAAGATCACTTAAGAAGGCATCTGCATTGTGCGGATCGTATGCGATTATATTTACAATTAACTCATACTCTTCTACAATTCGTTTTATATAAGCGATTATATATTTATAATCAGTTTTAATGCCCCCCAATGTCTCAGTAACAGTTAACAATCCATCTCTAATCCAAATGTCATAAGGAGCTTTATCCGTCTCTATATGCTCTGCTACACGATTTTTAGGGATAAAACTATGTGAGTGAATAAAATAGTTCTTCACTTCTTCTTTTAAATATGGGAATATTGCCCCTAAACTCGTTAAATCACCGCCGCTAGATAAATCAAGGCCTAAGTAACACTCTTTCCCTCTAAAGTCCTCTAAATCTAAATCTGAAGCACATTTTTTCCAATGTTCCATGTTCATATATTGATTGTCTGTGAATTGTACCCAAATATTTAAGTGCTTTGTAAGAAAATTGCGAAGTTCACTTCCACCCCTACGTTTTGCTGTCTTTGCCATAGTTTCAAGGGTTTCAATTCCTTCTGCATCTCTTGCTACTAAAGGGTTTGCTTTTATCCAATTGCTTGAATCCCAAATATCATCATCTTTATCCAATTGAGCAATGTATACAAACTGTTTATCGTCTTCATATACGCCTTCAAGAAGTCTACAACAGTCCTCATATAACTCATAGCAAGGACTATTTAAATCAAACCCTGCTGTTGTGATAACTGATATTAAACATTCTTTTAACTTTGTTGTTCCACCCTCTAACAGTTTATACATTTGATTTGTAGGGTGTTTATGGTATTCATCTACAATTCCAAGGTAAGAACGGAATCCATCTATACTTTCCGTATCTCTTCCTAGAGCACGAACAACTCCGTTTGTTACAAGTGCTTCAATGGTATTCTTATATTCTTTCACCTTGAAACATTCGCTTAAATCTTCATCTGTTTCAATGAATTTAATCATTTCTTTGAGGACTATGTTTGCTTGATCCTGTTTCGTAGCGGTACAGTATACTTGTGCATAATTATATCCGTCAAAATTACTATAGTATGTCCCTAGTACACCATTCATCATAGATTTACCGTTTTGTCTGCCCACCTGAACATAACTACTTCTAAATCTACGATAACCCGTTTCTTTATGGACCCAACCATGCAATGATCCGAAAATAAACGCTTGGAATTCTGCTAGGATAAGTGGTTCTATATCTTCACCTTCACCTATCCATAAAGTTTCAGCATACTCCAGTAACCGATCTGCTTTTTCTTCGTCAAAATAATAAACGAACGGCGCTAACTTACTTTTTTCTAAATCATCTAAATGCCTTTGACAAGCTAACTTAACATACTTCCCAGCAATTTCACGACCCTCTAATACATCAAGAGCATATTGAGTAACTCTATTCATATAGCAACCTACATAAACTTATTAAATTTATTTTTAGGTTTTTCTTCGGTCTGTTTTGGAACTACTAATCTACATCTTGATGTAATTGTTAAACCTAAATCGCTGGAAGCTTGTCTACATTGTTTAAAAAGTTTGTCTTGATTTATAAGTAAGTCAGAATACACGCCGTTAGATATGGTATACCTATTCTCGGAAATGATGTTCCCTTCCTGATCCTTTTTTACATCCACCACTTCTTCTAAGGGACCAAGTTCAAGCATAGCATTTGTAATTTCTACATACATTTTCCTTGCTATTAAAAATCTTGCTAAAGCATCAATATCCAGATTGGACATAATTTCAATCCTGATTAATTCATCTGAAATCTTTTTAAAGTCTCGCCTCAAATCTTTCGGAAGGTAAGTCGGTGCTCTGACTTTATCATGAGGCGCTTTAACTTCCTTTGCTTTCCGTTCTTCAATTTCAGCTTTTGTTAAATGTTTTTTTCCTTTCAGAACTACTAAGTCAACAGGTTCTCTTGGTCTAGCCATCTACCTACCTCCTTTCCGAAATTTTCATTTAGGGAGTTTTCGCGAAAAAAAAGACCACCCGGCGACTCGTCGCCCTCCTTAAAAAGTTTTTGATATCCCCCTACCCTATCAAGCTTCTTAATTTCTTCTGTATATTGAACTTCTCTGTTCTAACGTCATACAGCTTATGGACTTTATGATGGCATTTCTCACACAACGAAATCAAATTACTTCTTACTAAAGCTAACCGATCATTCTCTTCTAAAGGAATAATATGATGTACTGCGTTCATTGGTTTAACCTTGTTCTCACTCCAACATAACTGACACAACCCATTGTCTCTATCCTTTATCCTTGCTCTAGTTACTCGCCAAGGCTTGAAATTATAAAACTTTTGATTGTCTGTGTCCGTTCGCTTCGCCTTATAATCTCTGTGCCTTTGCTTCCTTCTTTCTTCAGCTGCAACAGCACACGCTTCACACATACCTTGTTCCATTGGTACTGTCTTACCACATCTACATATTTTTAGTAGCATAAAAGCACCTACCTATTTTTAATGCTAAATAAAACTTATTGTTATAAAATGTTAATATATCAAATTAAGAAAGGATGTTTCTTTTTGCACATGAAAACATATTATCCACCAACATTTCAAGCTAAGCAATTTCACTGCCCTCGCTGTCAAGTATACGCAAAACAAAATTGGTATCGTACCCTTTTAAGTAGCGCAGGAATACCGATAGATCATTTAGAAATTTCTTGGTGTGAGCACTGTTCAAAGCAGTCGATATGGTTCCAAAAATCATTAATAATCCCTAATAATACATTAATCACACCACCTCATTTAGATATGCCTGAGTCTATTAAGCTAGATTACTTAGAAGCTGCCAGCATAGCTACATTATCTCCAAGGGGCGCCGCCTCACTATTACGCCTTTGTTTACAAAAATTAATGGTGGAGCTTGGAGAAAAAGGTGAAAATATAAATACTGATATTGCCTCATTGGTAGAAAAAGGACTAGCTGTTGAGGTACAACAAGCTCTTGATACACTAAGAGTAGTTGGAAATAACGCTGTTCACCCAGGTGAATTAGATTTATCAGCTGACGTTGAAACTGCAATTGCTATTTTTGAATTGATCAACTTTATTATTGAAGAGCAGATAACTAAGAAAAAGAGAATTGCTTCCTTATTCGATAAGCTACCGGCTGGAGCAAAAGCTGCAATTGCAAAAAGAGACGCAAAATAAAGCACCCATTAGGGTGCTTTTATCTATAACAAATACGGTAAATGAAGTTTTATTCTTCTCTCAGCTAACAACCACGACAAACACCCTTGGTGAACTTATCAAGTTCTCCTCATTCCGTCTATCCAAAATGTTGTTAGCCCAAAGAAGAGCAAAAGCTCTCCTTATTAACAGTATCATTCAATCATTACCATCTGCTGGTTTCGGATTTTATGCGCCGTCATTACAAACCGTTTAGAAGTTTAGAAACAACATAGTGAGCTGTGTTTTCCGCCACTTCTCACAATACAAATATATCATGTTTATTCCAAAACAACCGGCACATTTCCTGCCAAAAAGCGGTCACGACTCTGCCACTTTTTTTATCGGCAATTTATTTTTATCAAAGACTTTTAAAACTGTAGCTGCCTTAAGTATTTGAAAAAGTTTCAATATATCACTTTTACTAATTGAATCATAATCATGAAGACCATGAGCGATTGTATTTCTATTCAATTTAAAAGTTGTATATTGAGTATCGAACATTTTTCTGAATACTCGAATAACCGATAACGAGAAAACTTTGAACATCGGATCTTCTTCTACATTTTCATATTTTTTAGGATGAATATTTGAACGTAAACCTTTTACATACTTCGTTTGATTAATAGTCTGCTTGTCTTCATTTATTGTTCCTCTATACCAAGATGTCATAACGTATTCCAATGTCGCAAATAATGGAAATGTACACAATTTATATAGTCCAGCATTATACGCTTCATAAGCTTCATTAATAAGACTGGTATGAAACTTATACATAGGCTCTTTATTAATTTCTGACATGTACACTTCAAGGTTTTCCTCAATATATTTTGGGACTTTTTCAAACTTTAACTCCCTATCTTCGATAAGGGCAAATAGTTCCATATCAAGGCACCAGTAATTTTGTTCATACTTTTTTAAAAACTTCTCCACATTCCTTGCATCTTCTTCTAGCCCCTGATTTATTGCTTCCCAGTCTATATCACTTAACATATTACTAATTACTTCCGATACCATCAATAATGACTGATTAACCATACCTTTAAATGATTTGCCCATCTCATGTAGAGATTCGACATGAAAGGCAAACATATCATTCTTTAATTTCAAAGCCTCGGATACCTGTTGTCCCATCGCTCTCATTCTTTTATCCCATTCAATTATTTCAGACAATTTTTCTTCTCTTATTATAGGTACCGCTAAAACTTTTTCAAACTCAAATTTTAAAGGCTTACTATCGTTATCTTTTGAGTTCTCTTCCTGCTTAGATTCAGTGTATCTTTCCATAAACCACCCCACCTCTCTTTATCTATTATTTTATCATCAAGGTAAATATTGTTAAAAGCATTTATTCTCACTTACCCATATGTTCTATTGTGTGTAACTGACCCCTTCGCCAAATCCATTGATATCATTGACTTTATAATACTTTCCCTTTTGAGTTACACAGTACGAAATTTATGAGTAACTGTATAGATTTAAAAAGAAAAAGCAATGCTTAGATTTTAAACCTAGTCATTGCTTTATCCATTGCATCTTGGTTTACACCTATATAACGTAACGTGACCTTCTCTGAAGAGTGATTGAATATCTCCATAAGTAATGCTATGTTTTTCGTTTGCATGTACATATGATACCCGTACGTCTTTCTCAACGTATGTGTTCCTATTTCATCTAATCCAAACTCTGCCGCTGCTCCGCTTAATATCTTATATGCCATACTACGACCAATTGGAAGATTCCTACCTTGTCTACTTTGCAATAAATACTCATTATCTTCCCTTTCTTCGATAAACCATTTAAGCTCTCTTTTCAGTGCTGCAGTAATTTGTATTCGTTTCTGTTTCCCTGTTTTCTTTTCTCTCATAGATATATGACTGCCTTTGACATCTCCTACTTTCAATTTCAAAATGTCTGAGATTCTCAATCCTGTATTGATTCCCATAATGAAGAGAATGTAATTACGTAAGCTCTTTTCCTTAAAATAATCTTTTAGCTGCTGTATTTGCTCTGGATCACGTATTGGTTGAACGAAATTCATTATTCATTACCTCCCGTTTCTTCTGTCTCGTAAACTTCTAATCCAAGTGCAAAAGCAAGCTTATAAAATGCTTTAGACTTCCAACGTCGATAAGTACGCTCAGACATCCCTATTTCGTTATAAACCATGTAATCACATACGTCCTCTTCTTCTAAATACCGTTTATAAATAATATCTCTTTGAATGCTTCCTGCACGTCCGTTCCCTAATCGATTTAAAAACTGATCAATACGTACTGATATTCTTTCAAGCCACTCTTCCCGTTTACTTTGTTGAATATTTGCTAGAGCAACATCTTCTAATGGTTTTCCAACTGTATGTGTAGGACCATGCTCACGTATTTCATAAGAAGGAGTGACTTTCATTTCTTTACGCATCATCCCAAATTGTCTATGTATACGTACACTTTCCAACACACCTTCTAATTCCTCTTGTGTCGCTGTTCTATCAATTTTTGGTAAGAAAGATAATTGTTTAGTCATGTAAGACCACTCCTTTGTATTTTTTAATTACTTTTGTCTTAATGCTCCACGTCTACGCTCGTAACAAGGTCTATGCACCCCCATTAAATCTTCAATGTCACGAGTACTTAATTTCTCTTTTCGTTTTTTCTTCTTTTTCTTCTTTGCTTGATTCGATTGCTTTTTCCATTCACGTAACTGATCCTTTACTCTCTTCATTTCCCCATCTCCCTTTTCAAAATAAAAAGGACACCTATTCCTAAAACAGCTTTAATTGCTGCTTTAATGAATTGGTGTCCTCTAGTTTTCTAGCCGGACTATATTCTTTTTCTATCTATAATATACAATACTTTGATACTGTAGGCTGGGTAGCTTCAGTAGAAACTACTCAAAAATTATTAAACTGTTCTTTTAATAGATTCAATAATATAATCGCACACTAACCCATCCACGCTTTGTTCCAAGTTAAATTTTATATCTAAAGCCCTGCTAATTTCCTCAATAAACTTTGCTAAATAGCTGATGTCCGTAGAATCATTCCTGTCTTTTGTATTAAAATATGGAGCGATATGAATGAATAATTTTTCATCTTCAAGATAATGCTTATTCTCAAAATTTGGAGTGAAATCTGAAAAAATATGCATTATGTCCAAGTCAGGTAACTTCTCATTAGGGATATCTTCATTCTGATAATCATCCCAATAGTTTGACATAATATTAACTATACGTTCACAAATAAGATTTCGTGCTTTTGAAGAGATATCTGACTTCATTTTTGTATATTCCATTAATTTCTTTAAGCCAAACCCATTCCAATGCTCAATTCCATTTTCAATTGAATATCCACTTCTTGAATCTTTATAAACCAACCGAGCTATTTTATCGAAGTCAATTTCATTATCTTCTTGGGCTATTACTCGATCTTTGATATCAGGAAGTTTACGAGGACTTTCAACTAAATTTTCTTTGCCAGCACTATTTATAAAATATTCAATTTGTGTCAATGCAATATTTCGGATTTGTTCAGCTTTTAAATAGATTCTTTGGTCACGATAGCTTTCATTTTGTATGTGATAATCATCTGTTGTTAAATTATCTTTTTTTGATTTGTCATGTTTATCACTCGATATTACCAAACAGTAATCCATTTTAGCTAAGCTCTCATCATTGAAATAGGCAATAGAAGTAAATTGATTATTTTCTTTGCTACTAACAATCCTCCAAAGTTGACTATTTTTATAATCTTCCAACTCTAACGATTCAATATTTGTAAGTTGCTCTCCTGAATGAACAATAAGTGTTCTTATATCTCTTAGAACGTTAAACTCATCAAGGATTTGATAATCCAACTTCCATAATTCACCTAGAAATTTCATTGCGTTATGTAGTCGATATATATTGTTAGCAAAATAATCAGCTTGCATATCTGGAATACCTGATCCATTCCCCGTACCTAAGAAAACATTATCTAATTTGTCGAAATAATCAATACACCCTCGAATTATCCAAGCCGGAGACGCCTCTGAATTATGATAGGTAGTTTCATTTTGATGATTTTCTTGGTATTCACTAAATTTATCTTTTAACTCTTCTGCCGTAGTATTGAATTCTGTTGAAGCTTTTACAATAATTGTTTCCACTAAACTACTCCATTCATATAAAATAATTAATAGTTTTATTATACCATTTAAGCTTTGAAGGAGGCTTCATCTTTGATAACCTATTTGCATTAGAGATGATATTAAAAGGATTATTTTGTATAATCATCATTTACATCCAGTTATTTTACTAATAAAATACTATTAAATTGTAATGAACCTAACTATCAGGAGGAAAATCTATGCTTACGCAAATCGAAAATTTTCTAGTTTATGAATATCATTTTTTAGATGATTTATCGTTTATAAAACCTCTAAACGAATATCTAGATTCTAATCAAGAAGAAATAACAACTAAATTAAAGCAATTATTTTCTAGATACGGTTGGGAGGGTGATGGAGAATTAGGTGTTATATGGCTCCCTCCTTTTATAGATATCGGTATAGAAAATACATGCGGACATTATGTTTTTCATGTGAAACAATCCAATAACGGGACATCTTTTTTAGCTTCTGACATTGAACTTCCCTTCGAAATACTAATAGAACAAAATGCTTTCCAATCAAAAATAGAAGAGTCAAACACTGAATCTACACATCCAGAAATAAATATTATTGAAACCGATGTGGAATTTTTAAAAAAACAGCTACTTGATTACAAAATAAAAATCCATAATGAATTGCAAGCAGTAGATAATCTTCCCAATACAGAATTAATTGATGAAATTAAGAACAAAATTTTAGGTTATAACCAATGTATGATAATACAACATTTACATGACTTTATTGATAACTGCTTCCTTTCAATACTATTGGAAGTATTCAATAATGGTAATAGTAACAACCTTAAATTAAAGAAAAGTGCAGTAAAAATTGATTTAAGCAAACATTCTTTAAAAGGTAATAAGTTGCCAAACGATTCTTGGTTTACAATCCAAATGATAATTAGTGATATATGGAATTCATTCAAATTTGAAAGCTTCAATGAAAAATTGAAAAAAATCGCTAGTTCATTTGATTATACAATTCAACATGATTTAAAAAAGGAAATGCTTAAGCATGTAATTATCAGAAATTGCATTCAACATCATAATTGTAAACTAGAACCATCTTCATTAAAAAGCTTTGGTTATAACTCAATCAGCGTGCTAAACAATAATAATGAAATTCTAGAAATAAGTGCCTGGAAAGCTATCGTTCTTTCAAAAAACGAGTTATTTATCCTCATTAATTCTTTAATAAATTTCGTTGATGAGTTTTCCTCACATGCAACAAATCGCACACTTAATCATCACACAATATAAAAATCATTAAAAATGTCTCTATACTTTTCAATTCAGTATAGAGGCTTTATTTTTGAAAATTAGCTCCCAAACATTCACCGAATTAATGATTAATACCCGTTATCCTATCTCTCAAAATTTTCCACGCCCTTCACTTTTATGTTTTACAAACCAAGGAACATTCTAAGATTGTGTAACCACCTATAACTTTCGTACCTAATCTCATCTAACAAGTTAATAGTCTCATGCTCCTCCCTATCGTATAATGATATAAAAGGAGGTGATTACTATAAATAATGAATCTATAGTCCTACTAATTGAGTTTTTGAAGTTAAATATAATACCGATCGCAGCATTTTTTATCTCCTTAGCAACTTTTATAATTACACTTGCTAACTTTCAGAGAAATAAAGCTAGCATTAACTGCAGGCAACTTAGAGATAATGGGACAGCTCACATACTTAAACCTGATAGAATCGACCAAAAAACACCTGATGTATATTGGCACAATGACTTTAGGGTGATTATAGACGTGATTATTACCAACGAAAGTGCACTACCAATTTCCATTATCGAATTCACTTTAAACAATAAGTTAAACTTCAATTCTTATAGTCAGCCCAATAATGAATATTCCACCACTACAAAGGCAGGAAAAGAAGTACATAATGGCATCATTTCATTCAGCGGAAATGAACATAAGTTAATATTTCCGGTGAATGATACATGGTTAAAACCTGTAATTGATATCCCCCCATATACTTCTTTAAGGGGGCATTTATTTTTTCACTTCAATGAGATAGAAGATGTAAATATTGGTAATAACACTTTAGAAATAGTTACTTCTAGAAAAACTTTTTTCTTTCAGGTAAAGATATCTGAAAGCGTCCATTCTGTCCTTCCGCTACCAAATAGTATCCTTGAGGCTCGTGATGAAAAGTTTTCTTAAAATCACCCCTCAATTCTTCAATGTAGCTATCTAAGTCTTTCATTCTAGTATCTTGAATGTAAATTTTAGAGGAAGCTAGTTCATTAGATATTGTTCTAGCTTCCTCTAACTTTTCTACTAGCTTTTCAACTTTTTGCTGAGTTTCATCTAAACCAAATGTCAATAAATCGCTCATAAACTTCCTCCTTGCGTTACTAGATTTTTTTAAAAATAGCATTTTTGTTTAGTTTTTCTGTTCCTTCACCAAATTTTCTAGTTTCTTTTTCGTGTTCATATCCTTACACATTTCTCTCAAATGATTAATTTGACACCAATTAACAAAATCAATAGAATAATATTATTAATAAATTTGATTTTACTTGCTAATCGGGCGAAACGATTGCCCCTGTCCAATTTCCAAAGTCAACTGAATGATAACCCATTGATTGCTATGCCAATCGGAGGGCTTATCGCCAACTCCATCACTGTTGTATTAAGCCAACTACTGTCAGGAGGAATGCTTATGCATATTTCAGTTGGAATCCTAGGTGCCTTGGCATCTCTTCAGGGGACCACGTTGAGTGGAGCATTTAAAATAACAGGTGTAACAAGGCTTAATGTTAGGAATGCATCACCAAGTATATTACTAAATTAGTATCTTTTATGATGCATTCCTTGGCCTAGGATATCGCACTCAAATAACACTTTTGTTTAAATTGTATAAGTTCCATCTTTAACGAGTACATCATCACGAATGCGTTCCCAATTCCACATAACCTCTTGACGTTTATCACTGTTGAATTCCACCCAGGTGCCAAAACCTTCGATTTCCCTAATACCTGTAACTGTGCCTTCATCCCCTTTGTTATCTACTAAAGTCATGCCGATTTGTAAGAATCCGATTTCTTTTAGGTTTTTCATTTCAGTTCTCCTTTTCTACAAAATTCAAATTTGGTCTTACCATACATCGACACGTGCTTGACTCGCCTCTCGACTAAATCCGTCTGGATATCTTTTAGCTAATTTTGCAATATTCATTTCAGCAATATCTTGTAACGTATATCCCAGTTCGTGCGCCATAATTGATAAATAATACATAATATCTCCAAGTTCTAAGGCTAATTTATAAGCATTTCCGTCCTCTTCTCCTGGACAATGCGATGGTTGGAAACCATGTCCATGATAAATTGCTTTTTTTACAATATCAGCAACTTCACCAGCTTCGCCTGTAAGTCCTAAAGCTGCATTTGAAACTCGTCCTCCAAAATCAGTTTTGTTATTCCAAGTTCGTAAAGTTGCTTCCTGATAATCATTTAATTCATCAATCGATAAGATACTTGCAATCTGTAAAACTGTAGCTTCATTTATAACTTGTTCCTCATTTTTTGCTTCACTCATTAATTTAGTTGCTTCTAATACACCATTTTCCATAATGTTCATTTTGATTTCCCCTTCCTATTTAGCAAATCCCTAATCCTATCGAACGATTTTCAATTAAATACTTATCAGCTTGATCTATTACAAGAAGCGCAACTTCCGCTTGGTGTCTCCTTAACGCTTTGGCCATCTTCGGTAAGCTCATACCTTGACTCCACATTTCACGAAAACGTACTACATCTCTTTCATCCCAAATGAAGTTAGCTTCTTCTAAAGCGATGTATATTTTTAAACGTGATTCCTTCATCGCTTCATGATTTCTTACTACACTCATAAGCGAACCTACTTTCTAAAAATGATTATTTTATCTTTTCAGTAAACTTAGTATCCACACGATCAACTTTACCGTTTACCCAAACAGCAACTTGCTCACCAAATCCGCTCATTGGTGGATTTACCGCTGTGACATATCCATCCTTCACTATTAAAAGTTTGTTGCTACTAACATCAATTTCTATTTTTTTCATATGTCCATCTCCCTTTTACTACCGCATGTACTCGACAACATCAGGTTTAAAGCCACTTCCTAAGTAAATCCGTACCGGAATTATTTCTTTTTTATCCCTTGCTGCCTTACACAATTCTTCAGCTGTATCCCAATTGAAAAAATTATCTACAGCTCTTTGAAATCTCCAAATTGCCATTACATATTGTTCAAAGATGTCATAGCGATCATCTTGTTTAGTTGTGCGTGGTAATTCATCCGTACCCTTTGCATTTCTTGGAACTTGGACACGTACATCTGCAAATGTAACGCGTCCAGTTCCTTTCTTTACATTTGCTTTCATTACATCGAACTCACAAATTGCTGGCTCTACATCGAAAATGTTCAATTGTTTAGGCATGAGCTTTCTCACTCTTTTGAAGAATGTCCAGCAATTCCTTTGCGCCTTCCCTACTCAAAAACATTCGACCGTCCAGCAATTCTATGTTTGATTCGGAAACTTTACCCGTTACTAAGCATGACTTTTCATGTTTTCTTAAAACGATGTTTTCCCCTTCAACATGAAAGCCTAATGCTGTACCTTCAGCAATCCCCAAAGTTCTGCGTAACTCAACCGGAATTACTACACGCCCTAGCTCGTCCACTTTTCTTGCAACACCTGTGTTTTTCATAACTTAATCCCCCTTGTTAGCTAGCTTTTTTTTGTTGATTACGTTGTAACTCTTGCTTCATTAACTCGAATTTTATTAACCATGCTTCCCAGCGCTTATCATTCTCTTGTTGCTGTTGCTTTGCTACGTCACAATGACAACCTTCCGTTAGAGCCACACCTGAATAAATTTCTTTACGAATAATTCCTGTATTACGGCATAATCTACACATGATTATTCCCCCTTTTTGAAATTGCGTAATCTATAGTTATCCCCATACATTTCTAACATTTCAGCGTTTTCCATCATCCGACTAAAATCACGTTCTCCATACATTCCTGCTAATTCGTCAATTGTAAAATTAGTAGTGAATAAAGTGCTTTTACCTATACGGCTGTCTACAATTTCATTTGTCTTCGTTTGCTTCCAAGTAACGCCTTCTTTATCTTTCTCCGTGAATTCCGCTCCAAAGTCATCAATAATTAAGACATCAACTGTTGCTAGAAGAGACATAAGCTTGTCCTCTGTCATTTCACTGTTTTTATTCCAAGTTGATTTGATCTTGGTAAATAGCTTATTCATTTGAATAAACATTGCACTGTGACCCTTTTTCATAAGTTCTTTAGTGGCTGCCACACACAAATGGCTTTTCCCTACTCCGTAATCACCCGTTATTATCATGCTTGTTGGTTCTTCTCTATTGAATGAAGTAACAAAATTCATAATCGTTTCTTTTACATCAGCCAATTCTCTTTTAGTTGGTACATAATTTTCAAATGTAGCTTTCTTGAGTTTGTCATTTATTAAGCTGTTATCAGCAAATGAATCATATAA